AGGTTTTTGCTTTATCTATAGAGTAAAACTCACCAAGAAAAACTGTTCCTGGTACTCCATTTGGATCATATATTATTGATCCATATATCTGATAGAATGGATCGTCATAAGCATCTTTTTCTTTTTCTAAGAATTCTGCGGCAGTTCTGACTTCATCTATATAAGTACCTCCCTCATAATCACTATACTCTCTTACTGTTACAAGTAAGAAATATTCTATAGGAGACTTGGGGTTGTTGTTCTTAATTCTACCATTACATAAGGTATTACCCATGATTTTTCCTATAAAGAGGGACTACAGTATTTTGATCAATATAGGGATTGTTTTGAGTTCTCAAGTCAAACAAATCGCCACGATCATTAGTTCTAGCCCAAGCAACAGGACTTTCAAGAGAATCTTTTAAAGATTGCATCTTTAGCCTTTTAAGTTCATCCTTAGCGTTTTGAACGAAGAAAAGATCAGCCCCACTTGCCCAAGCAAAATCAATAATACTTTCAAGAGGATTAGCGTGTTTTTCCATATAAGTTGCCAGTTCTATAAAAGTCCTTCTTATACCATCTTCCCAGTTTTCATGTTCTTCTATCATGCAAATCCGATACGAACCTTATCCACAACTGTTGATTCTATCTGATCAGGATTAAAGTGATCTTTGGTATATGAACGACCACTCCACCAACCACACTCATAAATAACAGTATTATTAGAACCAATATTTATTCCAACTATTGTTCCAAACACATCTTCCGCCAACTTTACTTGGCTACCAATCTTATATAATTCTATAGTATTCTTACTCATATTACTCATATGTCTCCTTTGTATTTCTAGCGATATCTAACACAAGCATACCATCCTCTAGCTCCTCTGGCAACCCCAATTTCTACTGGAGTCTTTTGTCCCCAATAACAACAATTTTTAATAGCATGATCCGCACTAATAGAAGAAAAACCCACCCCTTCATAGCCTCTATTTCCACCACAATGACCCATAGAATTTCTTTGAGACTGAATATTTGCAACCCCTTGTGCTGATGATGTTGTATATGTATATGTTTTATTTACATTTTGAGCATTAGCAACTACGGGACAGATCAAGAATAGACCAATAATAAAAACCTTCTTCATAATTTCCTCCTTGAAAGTTATAGATGGGATAAAAGATCCCCCGAAGTGTGCATTATTAAGAGGCATCGGGGGTTTCTTTCATAAAAAAATTATCGGATAACAGTTACATTACGGGTGCGACAAACACCATTAGCACAAGCGGAAACAATTCTCCTTGGAAAAACAACTGTCTCACGAACAATATTCTTTGTAACAGTTACAACTTTTCGACCGCGAACAACCGCACAATTACCTGACGAGCAATCTCCAGCAAAAGATGTTACCGGAATCGAAAGAGCAATAACTAGCAACAGAACAATATTTTTCATCTTAAAATCTCCTTGGTGTTTAAAAAAATAAAAGGTCAAATCCATTCGACTCAGTTACCTGAGTATCATAGTCCGGTCAGTATCAACTGTCAACATACAAAATTGTATGCAGTAGGAGCGGTGAGAATCGAACTCACACTGGATGGATTTTAAGTCCACTGTCTCTGCCTTTGGACTACGCTCCCATAAATCATTACATTAAGCAATATTGATTTTTATGTCTTTTTGTAGATCTCTATTGTAATTAATGTAATGATTATTTAAATCAACTATGAGCCTTTTCCTTCAGTCTACGAACTGTCGCTGCCATAGCCTCAAGATTATCTACTGTCCTAACAGGCTTTGCTCTTTCCATAGCTGGGAGATCAATACCCTTCTTAGCAAGACCTGCCTTAGTACGGGCATAACGAGCCATAGTGCTGGCAATCTTCTGTCCAGTCTTAGCGGCAATCTCCGCATAAGTCTTGGAAGAAAAAACTGCCTCTAGAAACTTATCGTCAGAGCAACGAACACGACTCTGCTTCTCACTAGTAATAACTTCAGTCATAATCAACCTCCAAATCTTAAACCAAACTGTCTCAATTTGAAGCTCAGTCACTCGACTGATGTTACCTCGCATTGATTACCTTATTCTACAACTTGTTATCGGCGTTGTCAATGGGCGACCTTGAAAAATTTTTCGTTCTTGCAAGAAATTGCTGTTGAACGTGTTTAAAGCCTCAAGGAGTCGGTAGCCCACTCACTTTATTATCAACGCTCACATCAAGCGTAAAACTACTAGAAACAACGTCCTCACGATGAAGTTTCCTGTGAACGTGTACGCTATCCGTTAGATTAATCCTCTGTTGGTAAAACCAGTGCCATGAGTAAATATGCCCAGAAAAGAATACTTCCGGTAAAAATTGCACCAGCAACAAAGCCTAATCTTACTACAGAAACATCTAATCCTAGACTTTCTGCTAGTCCTCCACAAACACCAAAGAAAACTCTATTCTTATTACTCTTGTGAAATTGGTTCATAAGTAGATCCTTTAATAATTTGTTGAATCTGATATTCTGAATAGCCAGACATTAACATTGCTTGATGATAACCGATAACGGGAATGAGTTCTGAAATCATGATGTTTCCTTTGGTGAGTATAGAGTAACCTTAATTATTATATACCCATCTCTCCCACTGTCAATATTTTGTATTGAGGATATTTTGCCTTTACCCAAAAAAGAATCACCCACCAATAAAAATGGGCCACCGTCTAAATTAGCTGAAGTTATTATTGAAATATCTGACTGACAACCAAATTTTGCCCAATCGCTTGCTCCCTCAATTAGATATTCATGCTCACCAATTTGTGTTATTATTCTTTTGTTCTTGTTCTTAGACTGTAAGCACTGGCTCATTAAAAGCCTCACTATCGAGTATATAACCTTGATTATTTTCTGACGTTAGGTTAGCAAGAACGTCTTTTAGTCTTTGATTTTCTTTCTCAAGGGTATTCATTATTTTTTCAGCTTGATTTAAAGCTTTCTGAAGAGACTTAACTCTATTAGCTAATTGATCGTTCATGTACTCTGTTGCTGTTCTGACAACCATGATTAGCCTCCTTGATATGAGTTTGATAACCCTATATTATACACCTTACAGGTTAAGTCCATTTAGGAATTTTTGCAAATCTTTAAGCTGTTTATTGTCAAGCACCATCTGATCGGCATATGGCTTTTTTTCAAACAATACCTTAAAACAATACCTTAATCTCTGCCATAATGACATCTTATGACTATAGTTTGTGTAATGTTCAAATATTGCCAAATCAGCCAATTGAATTTCATGATCATATTCGATCACTAAAATTTCGCTCTTGCAAGAACAAGGGATGAATAATGTTTTATTTTCCTTTAGATTTGTTACATTTCCCATCTTTTTTCTTTCTAAAAATTCTTTCGTAGTTTTTATCCCAAGTCTCTTGAGAAACTAAACTAATTCTTCTTTTAGATCCCTTCCCATTTTGTATCATTGTTTGATAATAACTCCAATACCTAAATGCTCTTTAATTTTTGCAGCATACTTGATATTGTCTTTGTGGTTCTCCACAAACTCATCAAAACACTGTTCTAGATATAGATGGGCGTGATGAATTATGTCATGAAATAGTATGAACCCTCCAGACTTGCATAATGGAAGCACATTAACTAGGTCAATCATACCTCCTTCATAAGAATGATCTCCGTCAACCAAAATCAGATCAAAGAAATCCTTATGACTATCTGAAAGTGGAGGTATAGTTTCTTTACTATCTCCATCTAGAAATGTCACTGAGTTATTATAACCAAGATATTGCAGTAGGCTATTGATATGATTATTGGAGTTTCTTGCTGTTCCACCATAAAGACCTCCCCACATATCAGCAACAAAAACATCTGTAAGATTAGGATTATTGAAAACTACCCTTCTTAAAGAATCTCCTTCTCTAGTTCCTATCTCTAGATACTTTTGGACATTATACTGTTGAACGTGTTTTTCTAAAAATGAATGTAGTAAATCTTCCATAAATATTTTTCCTTTTGAATTATTTTGAATCGGATTCCGTTTCTCTAACATATAAAAACTCTTCTCCTTTTAGGAGATAAGTCCTTGCAGAATCCCCATAAATTTCATACAAATACGACCCATCATTTTGAGGCATATCTTTATTGAGATATCCATATTCTATAATCTCACTATCTTTCAGAATAGCAACTCTAGGAAATCTTATAGGACTCATGATTCTAGTACATAGCTCCAGTAGCGACTATCTTCTTTCTTTTGCAAATCATCCCAATAGATCGACCTTGCTACATAAGATGGGACTTTCAATTTACCACAGTTAACCATCCAGTGACGCTCCATCTTTTTATAAATCTGTGACCCAACCTTACTCTTATTGTATTTAAGAGCCTCAACATCGTAAAGCCTCAGTTGATGAATATCTCCGCAGAGTACCCTAGCCTCATTAGGATGAATCATCTCCAGAGCAAAGCTAATCTTAGCCAGTCCAATACCACTAATCTTATTCAGAATACTATCTCGTTTCTTAACGTGGTACTTCTTTGTTGTCAGATAAAAATCTTTAGGATTAGCCCAAAACTTGGTGCTAAAATCCCAAATATAAGTGGTACGATTATTGTGCAAACCAACGCCGCTCTTGTGGAGTTTTTCCAAAAGAACTTCCTTACTATCTACCCATTCGCTAAAATTCTTGATAGCGTTATATCCCTTGACATTGCCCTGCCAAGTTGTGTGAACACTGCAATACGCAAAGAGATAGCGACGAAAAATATCTTCGTCAGTCTTGGGTCGAACAGTTTCCCAATAGTCCTTGTAGGCTACTACTTTATCCTTTGGAAAATTCTTAAAAAACTCGTCGGCCTTACTGGTACTCATCACAACTGGCTTTTTCTCAACAACAATGTCTGTCATAATGTCCTCAAAAGTTAGTTCCAAAGTGTATACTGAGATTCTACACTAGTCCTATCGGCTTGTCAAGTCACGATTCTTGAGTTCGCTTATTTCTTTTTTTCTCCTAAAATTTCATCAAGCTTGTAGTAATATTCCCAGGTTTTCCATTTTACTCTGGTGCTTCGTATGGTTTTTATGATTTTACCATTTTTGTCTTTGTATTGACATATTGCCCAATAAAATTCTTCTCCTTTTACTACATCTTCAAGAATTTCAAATTCTGATGGACACTCTAATTCTGACCATACTCTCATAGCTCCAATTTGTTTTATGTGACCCTCTATTTCTGGATTATATTCCAAAGGAAAAAAGATGTTCCTGATAGATCTTTCTACAATAACATATTTTGTTCCTACCCATTCAGAATTACATATAAAACCTATAGAGAATCCTGTGAATAATATAAACCATGGATATATGAGAGAGCGAAGAACAACTTTAATCATTTAATGTCTCCAGTAAGGTGGGATATTTTTATACACCATACCGGAAACTGGTCAATTAGTTTTATCCTTTACTTCCTTGACATATTTCATTAATGGATTTTTTTGTTCGGGTATGATAGTCTTATGATTTCCTTCCCATAATGGTAGTTTACCAAACAAAGCTACTCTTTTTTTCTTTGATTTTTGTTTTTGGTATTCTTGTTGGTGAAGAATCTGAACAATTTCTTCCTGTTCTATTTGTTTTTTCTTTCGATATTCTTCGTCTCTGCGTTGTCTTTTTTGTTCCTCTGTGTCATTATTTTTTCTTGATTCTTTAATGAAATATGGATGTTCAGCAATAGTTTTTTTTAGCTTATCACTTGCCTCAGGATGATTAAACAGTAATTCTATTAGCGGTCTATGATTATCTAAATATCTCCTAATATTTTTTTTGCTTTTTCTACTGTATTTGCGAACAGTATTGGTAATAAATTCTTTCTTGCTTTCTTCAGTAGCAGGACGAAGGGTTTTATGATGTTCTTCTCTCTTTTGTTTTTTCTTTTTATGACCTTTAATAAATTGGTCGATTTCATCTCTGAGGTTTAATGCTATTGGTTTTGTTTCAATAACTTTTGGTTGTTGTTCTTGTTTTTTTGTTTTATGTTTTTTGTATTTCTCTTTTTTACGTTTTGATTCAAATAGTCTGTTTTTATCGTACCCTATGTCTGTATTAAATTGTTCAGCCCATACTTGCCATCCGTCTAATGTTGTACTACTATTTTCTGTAAATAATTTATTGAGAAGATATCTTTTTTGCAAGAGATTCTTATCTTGTTCTACAAAAACATGACAAGGTTCACATAAAGTAATTAGCTGATGCTGATCTCCTTGTCCAAGCATCACTGTCTTAGTATAGTCTATATGATGAATGGTTTTAGAAGGAGTACCACAAACCTGACAACATCTACCATCTCGTTCTAAGACTAGTTGCCTTATATTCCACCAGAGCCTAGACTTTATATAGGCATCATAAGTTCTAAAACCTAGCTCTTTCCATGCTGGTGGCATAATTCTATATGTCTCTTTCTTCTCCATGAAGAATCTTAAAAGTAGGGAATCGTAGACTAATACCGCCCTTTTCATTCTCTGTCTCTTCAAAATACTGGACAGTTATTTGCTTTCCAAGAATCTTCTTTGGATTCTTATAAAACTCTTGTCTTTGTTCAATACTAAAACCAGACCCTACTCTTACAGTATGACCCTTATGCTGAATCATAACACAACTCAACATAGTCTCCTCACATTCTGCACCATCCTTAACATAACGGAATGGCCCCATTTCGGTATCTAGAACTTCGTATTCGTCATCTGAGAACGCTTTATACTTCAATAGGTCTTTGGATCGTTTACCTTTATATGGAGCGTCAGATCGAAGCATAAGCCCCTCATATCCATTCTGATTGGATTCGGTCACAAACTCTTGAAAGTGACTCTCATCCTTCACCAAAGATTGTTCCAACAGTGTCAAGCAAGGACATTCATTCTTTTTCATTACTTCTGTAAGATTCTTGAGTCTGATACTAAATGGTCTATTCTTCTCTCCCTTCTGGCTATAAAACTCATCATGAGTAATCATATCAAAAATCTTATAGGAAGGATTAGGAATAGTATGATCTTTCTTGCGAAGTTCTTTCATTACTCCTTGAAAATCCTCATTACCATCTTCATCAACCAGACAAAGCTCTCCATCAAGAACTACATTAGTAAGTCCCAAAGCTTTAATCCCACCGCTAACAATATCAAGAGTATCAAAGATTTTTCCCGTGCGGGAATAAAAGGTAGTATTGCCATTACTATCAACAATAGCAATACATCTAGCACCGTCGATCTTCCTGCTAACATACCATCCATCCTTCCAGTCTACAATTTTAGGAACATACTTGTCCGCTAGAGCAACACTAAATGTTGGGATATGATCTGGAATAGCCTTGTTAATTAGCTTATCTCCAGCACGGGTTTTCAAATCCTTGTCAATGATGCAATGAACAAGTTCTTCGTATTCTCTTTGGTTGTCAATAAAGCTATTAACTGCTCCAATGGCATCATGACCTGTAATTTCTCTATTCTTCAAAGCATCCAATAGGTCAAATATAGACTTGTATACTTTACCACGCAGATGACTTTTCTTTTTAAGATTATCACTAGTCACATTATACTGCCAAAGAGGATGATAAGTATAGAGCAGAATCTTTTTAAGAAAATTTGCTCCACTCTCATTAGAGGAAGTATAATCCTCAATAATGCCAACCTTATCAAGTGTACTACTAGTTGCTTTCAGATCACGAACAAAACCATTAAGATGCTCAAACGACATTTTTATTTTCTCCTGTGTTGTTCCAATTCTACCATACGGAAGTCCTCTTGTCAAGTATCGTCTATTTGCGATTTGGTCTTGAAAGAAAATAATTCATAGCATTGGTAATTCCAGCTATATCATCACCAAGTTTTCCTATTCCAGTATTGCATGGCTCACATAACCATCCTCTAAAACTATTATCATCATGATCATGATCTAAGCACCATTTGTAAGGAATTTTTTTACAGCACTCACAAACGTCTGGTTTTGGTGGAGCTTTTTTATGAAGCTTGACTCTAATTTTAGAATGTTTCTTAACACATTTTCTACACCTACTATCTAAATTATCTTTGTACATACTGTGTTTAGGAAAGCTTCCTTTATTTTTACGCTTACCACAGTATGAACAAATTTTTCTAGACATAATTATATTTGAAGAGAAATTAATTCTTCAATTTTCCTTAAATTTTTAGCCTCAATAACATATGCCCCATGTAAAGATATTATTTCTCCATCATAAGGTTTTGATGGCAGATCATTATCATTGGCCCAGCCAACAAGATATGTTTTATATGGTCTTTCTTTTGGAACTAATGCCAATACATAAATCCAATTTTTGTGTCTTTCTTTTGGTCGAACTAATAATCTATAGTTAAGAGGATTATTAGAATATCTCATCAGACTACCTTTAATATCCACATTAGGTAATCCAACTATATCTACTCCATTGTCTCCAGTGAGAGGATTAGCATTTGCTTTTTCTCTTGCTTGAATATATCCCTCTGAAGAACCAGTAAGGATCATCGACGCACAATAGGTCGATATTTGTCCAACCAATTGATCTTCTGCTAAATTAGATGCTCTTTTATTAGAGTCTCTAATTTGAGACTTTCCTCCAATCTCTGCTTTTTTAGCATTAGATATTATCAACTGTGTAAATTCTGTATTTACGGTATGTTAAATTACGTCATTAGAATTTATCATAATATAAGTGGACTAGGCGAGAGTCGAACTCGCGTCCAGAATAAACATCAATATAAATTTCTACATCGTTAGTTGGTTGTTATCACACTACCAACAAAGCTATCAGAATTATCTGTGTCAGATTGAGTACAATCATCATTCCCATTTATGTCTGGTAGGACTACCATATCCGATTATCGGAGTCAGCATGATTTGGTAATAAGGCTCATGCCGCCCCACTCGTCACCTAATTAGGCAGCGAGGGCAAGAGTTGTCTTGCCAATTAACAAATTTAATCGACTTTTAAACTGGCCGGTCGATTAACCAGTCGATGCTATCTATACCTATTTTACCTGTCGATACCTTTACTAGCCCGTAAATATTTACACCGTTCGTTCTTTGGTAAATTTTTTAATAATCTGTTTCATTAACTCGTTTAGCTCCTCATCAGAGATTTTAGGTTTGGGAACATTTGGTTCTAAAAACAAACCCCTTGCCGGTCCTGCTTCCATTTTTTGTATTTGATAAATCAGTCTTTGGTTGTCTTTGTGATATACTATATTAAATCCCAGAGAGCATAAGAAAAGACCTAAAAAAATGATTGTAAGAGGTTGTATGTTTTTCATTGATTTTGTAATATTTTTTCTAGTAATATTTCACACTCATTAAGTTTTAGAGACATTTCTTCGCATTTTTTACAAACCTCTGTTTGTAGATATTCTTTGATGTGATCTATTTCTAGTTTAATTTCTGTTATCTGATGGTTTTGGTTGTTTTTCATCTTTATTTAACCAGAAAATCATTTCATTTGAATTATCGTCCCACGCACATTCGATTAAATCTTTTGCTGCTAATTTTGACAATCCTGTATGAAAAATCCAATCTCTAATATCTTCAAAAGTATCATTAAATACTTCTTCATTAACCAAATAATTTCCTTCTTCGTCTTGTCCCAAACTATAACCAACAATAATATTAATTGTTTGATTAATGGTTATATAGTCATTCAAATTGTCGTTATCATTATAATCAACAAAAGATTCTGCGGCAGCCTTTCTTATAGAATCAGCATACCCTTGCAAATCCATTATCGAATATGTATCTTCAGACATAATATGTAATACCCCAAAATTTAAAAAAACTTTTTTACTCCAGTATCTTGTTCAGAGTTTCTCGACAGTTCCAGTAGTTTATCAATGGTGTTCTGTAAACTATACTCTCCTCTACTTAGCAACTTTTTATGCTCATAAAGAGCAGTAATAATTTGAGGTAGATAAAACTGGTTGGCTCGTTCAAGTTCTTCTGGAAAATAAGCCTTCAGAATATTTTCAATTTCCAATACTTTGTTAGTAATTTGATCTCGACAATTCACGAGATTATTAACTTGATCTTTTTGTTCTTGAGTAAGAATCATACTAAGCCTCAACCTTCGGTTTGAGTTTCATAAGCTTATGCTTAATTTTCCAAACATGGGTTTCTTTGTTCTGAATGTCTGGCCCCATATAGATGTGACAAAAGCCTTGGTGTTTGTCCAGCCCCCATGCTTTAATTCCATGCTGGTCAATTCCTTCCACAACAAAACGACCCCTATATCCCATAGGGATGAAGTCTGCACCTCTCACAAAGTATGGGCCTCCACCCACTCTGATTCTATCTCCTTTTACAAGTTCTTTCCAATTAAAGTCACGAATGATCTTTGTGTTCTTTGCTTCTTTGCTCTTTGCCTTAAAAACGAAAGGAGCATTGCACTTAGGACACATATAAGCTCGCGGGCCTGTGGTAGCTCCACATTTTTCACAAGTTTTTTGACCCTTACCCATTTTCTTTTTCTCCTGTGTTTGTTGACGTTACACCCTAAGTATAACTCAATTATCGGCACTGTCAAGAGAGAATCTTTAGAATGTTCACGAATTTTTCTTTTTAGTCACTAATTTTAGACGATATAGCCCTCTTTTTCTGCTTCACTATCACAAAGGGTTTTTATCCATGCCATAACCGGCTCTCCTTCATCGTCTCTTCTTTGTTTACGAAGCTTTCCTCTTTCTCCAGTAACTTCACAAGTTATATAGCTCATACTTTCTGCCATTTCTATTGCTCCTCTAATAAACTCATCAGCACCATAAGCATAGGCTCTTAGCCCGCCAAACTTTTCTTTAATCTGACTCCAATAAAAAAAATCTAGAGGCTCATTAATCTTTTGCTTGTAATGAAGACGATTATCTACAATATAACATAGCCTGGATAGGATATTAAACCAACCATCCCCACATTCTATCCATGTAAGATTTTTAAACTGTTCAGGATAGGCTGAAATTAATTTAGCTGTTAGTTCAGGACTCATTATAGTCTACCTTGTGTATAATTCGTGTTCCAAGATGAGCATTACTCAATTCTGTACTATCGTTAAGAGATTCATCGCAAAGTCTTTCAAATTCTTTTCGACCAATCTTTCGACCATCAAGAATAGTTTCTTCAAGATGTTTTTGGGTCAATTCTTCTGGCTTATCAATCAATACAGTATCATATGCGTGTTCAAGACTCTTAGCCTCAATAACATACTTATGACGAAACAAAGAAACGGTATTAACTTCAAATAGTGGCATAATAATCTCCTTAGTCTATGTTGATATTATATTCTGTAACTAATCTGTGAAATTCTGATCTAATCTTGTCAAGAGCATCGCCCGCGTCGGTAAAATCATTGCTGTATTTCTGCCAAGATCGTAGTTGTTGAGAAAAATCCCACAACATTCTTTTAGCATCACCAGCTTGAATAGCAGTATCAAACTCGTATTGTTCTTCTGGTAGTTTAAATTTTAAAGTTGCTATCGGCATAACTCACCTTTTCTTTTTAAGATCATCTGGCTTTTTATCTGGATCAGGAATAATAGTTAGGGTGTTATTCCTAAAGGTAGTCATATAACTTTGTGCAATCTTTTTCTTTAACAAACCTTCTTCTTCAATCTGGGTGTAAACATTGATACGATAATAATCATGAAATACATTAATAATTTTGGTCATTAAATGATATTTAGGTTTTTCTACTTGCCTAAATAGTAGTCTTTCGATCTCAAAATCCATTAAAACCTACCCTTCTTGTTTTCAGTAAAAATACTATCCATATTTATTGAGAGAACAGGATACTCTCTATTGTTATCGTCACTAATAAAATATGTATCACATGAATGTTCTTCTCCAGTAGAAGCGTCGTGAATAATTACTGGATCATTCCAATTAAACTTACCAAGATTATCGAGATCATGAGTTTGTTTATAGAGGAAATTGTATAGATCAAGCCAAGTTATATTATTCATCTAGCTCTCCTGTTTGCTCTATCAAGAATACGAATAGTTTCTTTAGCGTTACTAGGAACCATAACCAAACTTGGTGCAGTCTTATGTCCCCAGTCCATAAATCCTACAGCTTTCTTTTCTGCTGAACATTCTTTACAAACAATATTTCTATTAGTTTCGATAAGGAATTCATATCGTTCAATACCAACACAATTTTTACAGTATATGCAGTTCATAATTTCTCCAAAACTCTGGTAGCGATAACGCTTCTTTTATACCATAGGTATCGGAGTTGTCAACTGTCAGACTTGAAAAACTATTTGTGTTTCTTTTTCTTTTTTATATTTCTATCTAGATGATCTAAATATAGGTTTTGATGAAGCTGTTCCTGCTTCTCTTTTTCTTTGCGTAACTTTTTATGTTTTTTATCTTCTACCAATTTAATTTTTATGGCTTTTGTGCCAGAGTATACCATAAAGATAGGAACAACCATAAATAATATTAGTATTAGATAAGAAAAATACCATAGAATTCTTACTAAGAACGAAAGGAATATTATACAGTAATATGAAAACGGAGCTTCTCTTTGAAAATATTCCATCCATTCTGGTTCAAACATATATTATGTCCATAAATGCCTACGGAGTTTAATAAGTTCAACCATCATATCTTCATCTTCTTGATCATATGCCTCTTCTATTTTGACAAGTTTCATATAGTTTCTGTGGGCATTTTTAGGAGCTTTATCTTTAAAATTATTTAACTCCATAGTATCATATATTTTATTCCAACCGCTTTTTTCCATTGGGCTAAGTCTATTGGGTCTTTGATATTTCCACCATTCATAAAGTTTTTTAATTTTACGACTAGCTTTTGCTTGGTCACTCAAAACTCTTTTACCTGTTTCGCTTTTTACCTTCAAGTTATTTGCCCACTTAAAATAATCATAAGCAGCATCAACGCAACGACTGTTTGTGAATTTGTATTTATTTTTATTTTGCCAAGTCATACTATGGGCCAGTTCAATCTCTACAAAATCAACCAGTTCATTAAAAAGACCATGTATCAAACGATAATCAAATTCATAGTAATGTCCAGGATTTAAGCCTGTTTTGAGATAGTGGGTTTTATCTATATAGCGATTACAAATATAGTACCTGATTTCTTTGTAAACGTCTAATGGAAAATTAATAGTATTTTGTAAACTGCGTAAAAATTTTTCTGTAAACCAATACCTAAATGGTTTTCTCTTTTTTAGATCATTATAATATTTATCCCATTCTCCCCATTCTAGAGCAAATGGTTTTTTTTCACCCCTAATCCAGTCAGCGAACTTACTAGATGACCAGTAATGAACTCTTGTTCTTAGCATAGAACTTACCCTTAGCGTATTTAAAAAAGTAATCACTATCTATAGTAATTTGAGTATCGTCACTGTCTTCAAAATGATTATCTCCAATACTCCAATAAACATCATTTAAACCAACAGCGCCCAATATCTTTGCACAATTCTCGCAAGGCTTACTTAATCTCATTCTTCCATCTCTGCCAATTCGCACAACAACAATTGACCAATTAGGATCAATGGAATTATACCTATCAAGTAATTGAGAAACAAGATGAGACTCAGCATGGCTATATGGGAACTCCTTGTATGTTTGAATATTAAACTTTTGTCCCATTCTAAAAGCCTTAGCATTAACCTTTATCGGGTTGTTTTGGCTGAGACAAAAGGGTTTATTTCCATCGAAAGCTATAGCAAAATGATATCGTCTTTGAAAGGTGTTAGGTATAAACCTCTCATAAGATAATTTAATTGCTGTTTTCAAAATCTTCATTTGCAGCGTTATCCAAAGTTTCGTTTATTTTTCTCAAGTCAATAGGAGTATAAATATCATCATTATCTTGACCAGAAGATGGCTCTAGTCTATATTTAGTTATTTCTTTGGATACTGGAGTTTCTGGATTAAGTTTAATTCTTTTGGGTTCTTTCATAAATATATCTTTATTTTGAAGCTAACATATATAATCCAACATTAGCTGCTGCATAACCAAGATAAGCTATAAACATACCATAGTTATTGTGTAGATAACCTTGTTCCACGGCTATATAAAGATAAATCAAGCCAGTGATAAGAATAAGGTTAGCTGACATTTTAATTTTTCTCTATTGGAATATATTTAGTACCATCAGCAGCAGTCTGTTCCTGACCAATAGTAATCTTCTTATCTTCTTTAAGCAAGCTGATCATTGCTTGAGTATTAACATTTGGACTAATAGAAATTGCACCGATTTGGGCCATCTTGTATCTCCTTATTTATAAAGTGTAGTTAAAGTTTCATTATATTCGGCAATAGCTAAATCTTTACCTTTGACCTCAAAATCAACGTCAAATTCTAGACCATAAGTATCAAAAGGCTGAGTAGGAACATCACAATGTGCTCGTGGATTATTACCTGGGCGACTCTCACTGTAATGAAATAGAGGAGTGGTTTGCCAAGTATCCCAGCACATATTAATAGCTTCACATTCTGTCAAATTATTAGAATGACATTTGTGATGAAGATAATCGAAGCAGATTGGGATTCTTGTAATTGGATGAAAAATATCTACCAATTCTTTAACGCTCCAGCAATTAAGTTTGTCGTCATTTTCGATTGTGATACGGGCTTGGCAGTTTTCGTCCAGTTTTTTAAAGTTTTCATAAAATCTGTGAGCAATTTCTTCTCTAGTTCCATTATTATTGTGAACATGAAAATTCATGGGCGATCTACGATCTGCCGGAAGTCCAATTCTGTCAAAGAAACTACTGTAGAAGTTGAGTTCCGTAATTGTTTTTTCGACAACTTGTGGATTGAGGCTTGATAAACTATTAAATTCACTAGGATGACAAGAAACACGAACATTAGTATTGGTAATAGTTTGTGCAATATTATCAAACTCGTCTTGAATAAGGTCGTGATTGGGTAAATCTTCAAGAGATACATTGGCTTCATCATAAGTAATTAGTGGAAAAATATCGCTACTAACACGATAAACATAATTATTTTCTGCACAAAACTGAATAGTCTTATCAGTAACCATCAAATTGTTTTGGATTCGTGATCCAAGAATTTCTAGTGCTTCTTCTCGCGGCAAAGAGTTAAAACGCTTGAATGTCATGGTCTGATGACCAAAACCTTGTTCTTTAAGTTTGAGAGAGATACAACAAAGGCCAATTTTACCCATTCACATAACTCCTTGTTTGATGCTCGTATTGTATCATCGACAAACCTGCGTGTCAATCTTTATTTTTTCTCTATCGTGGACGATTGGTGTAATAATGAGTATCGGACTGTGTTAGGAGAATAATATGACTAAAACACAAATATGTAGTAAATGCAATATAAGAAAACCAGTAAGTCAATATCATGCTGATCATAGACCAAACAGTAAAAAAGGGATTATAGCTAAATGCAAATCTTGCTGTAGAAAAATAAGTCAAGAATGGAGAGCGACTCATAAAGATACTAGAGATAGGACAGAATATAGAAAAACATATTATGAAAAAAATAAAGACAAGTTTCAACAATGGAATAAAGATTGGAGAAAAATTAATGATCGTTCTCAGTATCATAGAGAATATAGAGATAAAAACCCATCAGCAAGAATAGCCTGCTATTGTAGAAATAGAATTAGAAATGCAATTAAAAATGGATATAAGGCTAGTAGTTCTTTAAGTCTAACTGGATGCAATAACTGGAATGAATTAAAAATATATTTGGAATCTAAATTTACAGATGGAATGACATGGGAAAATATGGGACAATGGCATATTGATCATGTTAAACCTTGTTCTAGTTTTGATTTAACTGATTTAGAACGACAAAAAGAATGTTTTCATTATACAAATTTGCAACCTTTATGGGCTAAAGAGAATCTCTCTAAGAGTAATAAATACTAATTATTTTATTCGTATTCAGCCAGCAATGCTTGACGAATAGTATCTGTAAGATTATAACGATCTAGATAAAAAGATAGATCGGAATTAAAAGTATTCGGCATATGCTCCAGCACTCTTTCTGAATAAATAGGATTCTTAGGTCTCATTCTTAATTCTCTATTTAAATGATAAGACCACAAATAAGCATTGGCAGCACGAATATACTTATCAGTATCAAAATCCTCAATAGGACAATTCTTAACTAATTTCAGAACTCTTTTTTCACAATCATGTTCTATCTCTAGAATATCATGCAAACTTTGATCTAGTTCTTGTTGAGTAAACTTATTATCCTTAATAAAAGCATTATGAACCAGTGAGGGGAAACTAATCCAGTCAAAAAGAATATCATAAGTAGACATACTTTTATCCCATAATTTACGATCAGTTTTCCATTGTAAGAAATGACAATATTCATGAATCAGAATCTCAAAGCCCATGTGATGCTTCATAGCCACCACAAATTCTCTCTCATTTTCATCAATAGAACACCATCCACCACAAGCATCTGGTAGTTGTTCTACGTTATATAATAGTACAGAGAATCCATGATCAAGTAATTCTCTAACAATTTTAAGAGTTAAGTTAGGTTTGGTTTCCATATTCAAACTGTTCTACTGAATGGATTTTAACTACCTGAAATTTAATACGATATTGATTCTTAAATTGAAAAATAGCATCCTCTTCTGAATCAGCATCTATAACTTGATTAATTAAAAGATGTTGCTTAGAAGTGTCATGTAATTCATACACCTGTGCTGTGATATTATACATTTCCATTATTCCATCCTAGTGCTTCTGAAACTGTGGGGAATTGTTCTGAAAAAACTTTCTTGATTTCTTCTACAATAAGTCTATGTTCTTTTTGAGTTCCATTTGAGGATCGTAATTCAATATAGTGAATCCAACTACGAATAGAACCACTCATATAAAGTCTAGTGGGAGTTGCTAATGGCAAAACAAATCTAGCACATTCTTTAGCTATGCCGTCAGCTATCATACCATCATAGATAGACTTAGCTTTTGCAAAATGTTCACGAATTTTAGTATTCCATTTTACTTTAGTCTCATCAGATATATCATCAATACTATTCTGTCTATTTTTATTGTCTTGTCTTCGCAATTCAAAAGTTGGAATATCTTCAGCTAGTAATGTAGTATCAGCATATCTTTGACTAAATTCCTGAAAAGTAAAACTTCTATGTCTGAGAATTTGAGCAGCTAATCCTCTTGTGGTGTTGATTTCAACGGTCATAAAAGCTTGTTCAAAAATACTCCAGTGCTGATGCTTAATGCAATAAGCCAATAGCTTTGAATAATTGTCGTTGTCTTGATTACTTGGATTACTTACTCTGGCACAATATGCCATTAACTTTTCTGCGTCTGGAGTCACTGAAATTAGTTTTACACTCATACTTGATCCTCTGTATATGATATTTCAAACTCTTCTAATGGACAAAGTTCCTCATCCCAAAATCCATTCTTTAGTCCTCTACCAAGAATATGTCCAGCTTTTAGCCAAACGGCATAGTCATCAACAGCCATTCTCTTTAAAGTTCTTCCCCAATCGCATATTGTAGCATCAAAAACTTCTGTTCCAGTATCAAACCATTCGTCTGATTTAGACACAAATTTGACATACATTATTCTTTTGCCTCTTTAAATTCATAAAAGTATTCTTCTTCTTCTGATTTACTTACCCACCTACTACCAGTATGCTCACAACTAAATTCTTTACTAAAAACTTTCCAATCTGGTTTCTTGTCAAATGTTTTTGCTATCCAACTTCCGCCATCCATCCATAATACCCTATTATTTGGTTGAATAAAATATTGACCATTTCCTTCAAATACATGACCGCATTTATGACCAGCAGCCATTTCTCCATAACCCAATTCATACTGCGACCCTAAACACCAATCAATAGTAAAGAGATATTTTACTTTTTCAAAAGCCTGATCTTTTAACATAATTTTAGCAGCCCTGTTCTTCGTATAAGAATTTATACTCATAGAGCAATAGTAACTAATACTATCCCATAGTTGAATCCAGTCCAGAGGATAATCAGTTCCTCCAACATTTTTTGTTCTTAAATAATGAATAGGAACTCTGGCATGTTGACTGCCATATTCTGTCATTATAGAAAATAAACCACACCTTTGAGGAATACTTGTAAAAGAAAAAACCTCTACAGGAATTCTACTGGCATTGATATCTGGTAATTTATCATATAGAAATGAAGTATCTAGGTATGAGCAGAATGTTGGGATATCAATATTAAGATAATTGCTCATGAGTAATCCGATATTGTTATTTGTTTAGTTTCTTGTTTATTGTCTTGAAATTCTTTTTGATGATCTGTCCATTTATTATCCGTAATATGATTAAAGATGGCAGTAGCTACTTTACTAACGCTTTTAGCCACTCCACTAGCATCTGGCCCAGCATCTAACTTAGCCCAATAATAAAGACCATCTTCTTTGTCTTTAATTACTTCATAGCCTTTTGTTTTAGCCCACTTTTTAATTTCAGAGATCATCATGTTAGCAACTCATATTACCAGATTTGGGTGGTTTGTCAACAAACTTACGAATAGAAGAATCATAATTCTCAAAAGGTTTGTCGTAATGTTTCCAAGCTTCGCTATGTTTAATAGCAACCAGTTGTTTTTCTTGTTCTGACAATCTTTGTCTTTGATATTCGATAAGTTTATACAGCTCGATAATGTAGTCTAATACCGGCTGGCCTTTGTATTGAGTCAATATATTATTAACTTTAGAAATATCTACAGGATCATATTTGAAGGTTCCGTCCCAACTCATTTCTGCATCATCTCCTCATAGGTTATTTTGTTTTTGTGTTCAAACCCTTTGCAAAATGCCGTCTTGTAAATTTCTTTTACGGTTTCAATATGGTCAAAATCATATAAAAAATCTCTGTTGTTCTTAGCCCATTCTACCCAAGATTTTTCATCATCACTCTCTCCGTATAAATCTTCAAAATAAACATCAGTAGGATCGTAGCTGGCTTTATTCAGCCTAGTGTCTATAGTTCCAAAAACTATACGATTATTCTCAATATCTTTAAAAATTGATGAGACAACTAAGTTATCCAAAAAACAATTGTATATTGTATCTCCTACTTTAATACTTTCAACCAGATCTATTCTCATAATGATTTTCTCCGTACTGATGATAATGTTCTATTACGCTTAAGATTATATTAGAATTAGTAATTAAATTAGTAACATCTGTATCTTTATCCAGAATATACGCCTGAAGTTCGTCGTACAACATATAAGTATGATAGTCTTTATTGATTAGGTACTGCATAGCATACTTTATGTGTTCTAGTTGAGAGTCAAATAATTTAGTTATAGCAGTTTTGTAAGGTTTACTATAATCGAATAGAGCATGATTTAGTTCATGATGTAGAACGTCGTCACTATTTGCTCCTATAATATAGAAAGGATCAGTTTTAGGAGAATAACGAAAAAATTCTATTAATTCTTGCTCTAGTGTTGTAAGAGGATCAAACAGTCCATTTATAAATGGGGTTATGATCCTACTTGGTATATTAAATCCAGTCCAATCAGAATAGTATGTAAATGCTCCACGCCTTTGAGTGTACCATTGTTGATACTCTCCTCTTGTAAATGGTCTGCATCTAAAATCATTATTTGGACTTTCATAATGCTCTTGTAGTCTTAGAAAAGCAGATGCTAGTTCTACATTGGATACTGCTTGTATTCTAAAAGAATTATATGGTGCTGATTCGATAGTAAGCATTAAACTAAATACCAGTAAACAAGCAGATATACAATTAATACCATACAGATATCAATAATCCATGAAAAATCAAATGTTTGTTGAGACATACTACCGTAATCATACCATATCGACCATGCGTTGTCAACCTCTTTAACTAAAAGCGAGAGAAGGGACTTGAACCCTCAACATTTAGGTTGGAAACCTAACGCTCTGCCATTGAGCTACTCTCGCATTTTTCATTCATTATCTTCGCAACTCAATTTTCCTATTGGGTGATTTGGGTTAGCAAATAAAGATATTCTGCCATCATTATATTTGATTTTGTATAGATAGATTTTATCTATCGTAGGGTCTTGTTGCAATCTTTCTATTAATCTCTCTGCTTCATATTCGCTGAGTCTGGTTTTGTACTTAGGGATATATTCTTTTTGTTCTTTACCCATGCTTTTGTAGGTATAGTACATTCTGTCTTCGCAATCACTATCTATATTAGTGCGGATAATCATAACAACCTCATTGATAAGAGTCTATTATAATAATACCCCTTACGATTGGGTTTTGATCTTTTGAGTAAATAGTTTTTGTAGTTCTTTGAAACTCCACGGTTGCCCAAAGGGCTTGTTGTAGTTGACCGTATTATCTACTCCAACATCTAGTGTTAATCTTTCAGAAGTCTTATCTTCATTGTTTAAGCGAGAGTGTACATGACCGTAAAGCATCCAAGACCCCTTATGACTAGCGGGCCATGAACGATGAGGATAATGACTTAAATATATTCTTTGATTACAGTAAATTATTTCTTTAACATCATATGTTGAGGTAAAGCCGTTCATATCTTTGGTGATTTCGTCTAAATAATAGTCTGTGTTTTTATCATGATTACCAAAAATTAAATGAACATCCCTACAGTTTATACGCAATCTGTAGTCTATTGGTTTCTTTCCTTTAAAACAAAAATCTCCTAGTATATACAAAGTATCATCATGTCCAACAACTTCATTTATATTGTCGAAAATTATTTGATCCATTATATGGACATTATCAAATGGACGATCACAATGTTTGATTATGTTGGAATGCCCGAAATGAGTATCACTAGTAAAATAAATCATTGTAGTATCTCGTTCAATATGATATCCTGTTTATCTTTGTTTAAGTATAAAGCTTCAAACTCTGCATCAGAAATACCTTCCAATAAACTTTGCTTCACGCTATAATTCATATTAGACAGAGTGATGTGTTGCTTAATAAAGCTTATACCTTTATCTTTAGCGATTTTGCCAATAAAATTCCTACCCCATCCATTGGTTACATTACGAACGTCCTTGAAATCAATATCTACATTAAAGCCTAATTCAATTTCTTCAAGTACAGACTTACGCAATTCTGTAGCAAGTTTAGTGCTACTCAGGTCACTACCGTACATATCTTTAATTTCGTAATAAATCAATGGGCCTTTCATGGTTCCTCTTTGTCAAAGTCTAATAGGTTTGGATTAAGTAGATCAATCATATAGTCTTTTGTTATAGCAATCTTTAGTTCATCTCTCCATTTTTCGTTCTTTTCTTGTTTTGCTGTTATCCAAATATCTGTTATAATTTTGTCTACCAAATCACAAACCTTAATAAAATCACTTTTATCTAAATTTGCCAATTCTTTTTTAATGTCAATCATAACTTATTTTTCCAATCCTCTTGTAGTTTCTTTAGGGTTTTGGAAACATTATCTTCTATATAATATGGATCATGATCTGATTCTACAATCTCTCTATATTTTTCAGGATGGATTCCGTGAAGGACATTCATTAAAGCTTGACCATATCTCCAATTAAAGTTAGTGCTTGTACTATCAACTAACTTAATAAATTCTTCATAACTCATTTGTTATACTTTCATTTAGATTGTTTAATGCATCAATTATATCTAACAATAAGCTAGTATCAAATTCATGCTCAAATGGTAAAAATACCCAATTTTGGTTTTCTTTCATCAAGAAATATCCATATTGACACTTATAATGTATATCGCTCATCCATTCCAAATGAAGAGGGTCGAATTTTGACGAGGTAATAGAATTTGGATATGTCATTATTTCAAACTTTCTCTTATCGCAACCTTGGCATCATCCCAGCCTTGATGGTATGCTGCCTCAAGCCATGTTTTAATTTCTTGCCAGTTGTCTACAGGGTCTTTTGGGTTTTTAACTAGGTCATCGTATGCTCTTTCAGAGCGTAACGAGAATCCTTCTATTGTATTTAGCCAATCTTCAAAAGTTGTCATTATCATTCTCGTTTAATAATAGAGCGGTATTTCTCAGTATTACACAGAATCCCGCTAAGAGTCTACGGAAGTTGATTGTGGGGATACCCGCGACCCCTACCTTTCGGCATCAACATTTTAATTATACTACCCGATACTAGACTGTCAATAGTTCCGTTTCCAATTCATTTAAACATCTAAAGTCAGTGCCACTTATATTCATATTCCAACTCTTATGATAATGACCGAATCGCCACTTCTTAGGTTGATGAATATTAAATAGCTCTTGCAAAGCCCACCCTGTTAGGTTCTCATATTTTCTTTGGTTAGCATCTAATATCTTTAAACTAACCTCGTCTGGACAATCATGAGTTAAAACAATATCAGGCTTGATCTGTCTATAAAGCTCTCTGGCCTTCATGAATTGATCAATAGTAACCTGTTCTTGCTCCCACCAATCTATCCCAACTGTTCTATACTGACGATCAATACTATAAGCACCACGATAAAAAAAGAATGATATTCCATTCAATGTGGTGAAACCATAATCTCCCAAGTAATGAGGAATATGAATAATCCTATCATAATGGTCATGATTACCCCCTATGATCTTGTGTTTCTGATCGTCCACATTAAATACTGTACCATAGTCGAACCCGAAATCTCCTAATTGGATAGTATATGGATGACGATCTTTTTCTCTGATAATTTCATGGTATCTTTTGTATTTACCGTGGACATCACCAATTAGAGTTATTGAATTATTCATATCCATTTAAAGGATCGTTTTCATAAGGATAACTAAACGGCCCCAAGATTCTCTTTCTTGTTTCTTTCAGTAAATCAATTACATCATTAAAACAAGACTCGCACAGATCAACCTCAAATCTTGATCCATCATTTTTTGAGCCATATCCCCAACAAGATTCAAGAGTGGCATAATCTGGCCCGACATCTGGATAGTTAGTGGTACTTTTTCCACAAATATCACAGTTTACATCATCAAGGACTTTTCTTATTTCTTCTTTATATGTTCTCATCACCATCTTCGTGACGGGTCACGCCTCTTGAATTGTTTCCCTTTAATTCTAAGCGTTGAAAAATCATCTGGCAATACATTGGCTTGTTTGGGGGACATCCCAATATATTCTGCAAAATAATTCATCGTTTTCTTATATCCATCAATAATAACATCTTTGGAACAAGTTTTCTTCAACAAATCTTCAAAACTCTTAGCCATTATTGATAATCTCCAGAATAGTTTCTGCTAGTGTTGAATGTCCAACTTTATATAGTTTTTCTTTGTGTGTTTTCATATTTGTTTAAAAATCTCATATTCTGGGTATGGTTTAATAATCCATCCTAAATTTAGAAGATCGTTTTCTATTTCCGAAGTAACACAGCTTTCTGCTACATATCCTTTGCAGTTATCTGCACCAATACCAGAACAATACCAATCCATGTAATCCATAGAATCTCTGACGGTATTGATATTATCATTATTACGAATAAGTTCAGCAACTAATCCTCCTGCGTATCTCCATGAGCAAGTCCATTCTTCGTCGTATTTAAAAAAACGATTATTACATAGGGCTGCATATAAGTTTTGAGCATAGGCATCTCTTTCCCTACATTTTGTACGAATATATTCTGTCTTTAATAGATCGTGTTCTAGTGAAATTTTCATTTTCCATATTTACTTTTCAGTAAATCTACGATTTGTCCAGCGGTAAAAGGTACGCTATTGCCACCAAAATAATATTGTCCTGTTAGGTAGATCATATCATTTAATATCTGATCACTATTATAGATTTTAGGCCACTTGGGATTATATTCCTGTTTCATGTACTCCCAAACGCTATTATAGAAATCACATACCAGTTCATTGGCTTTTTCGTTCATGTGTAACCTCTTTCGCATTTAATTATAGATAAATCTTTAAGATGATTAGTGTTACTTAGACTTTTTTGCCAAAGTTTTCAGAATAGACAAATACTTCTCAGCATCTTCTTTGGAATCAAATTCTGTGACAATTCCTTGATTACTATTAGAAGATAGTGTAATAGGCTCGTTGTTTTTGGTCACAACAAACTTATTATTTAATTGCTTAACGTGATATTCAATTTGAGTATTCATTTTTCTTTCTTAAAAAATAGAGAGTAAATATAAGATGCTAAACCCTAACGACACTCAGTATATCATGTCTGTATCGTCTTGTCAAACACGAAAACTTGAATTTATTCCAAATCAGACTGTTTATTGGCTACTAATTTCTACAAAATTATCAGATAATTCAAATCTGACAATTTCAGACAAGGATTCTTGAAATCTAAATTTATAAAGAAAATATTTTTGAATTTTAGTCAATATAATTGAAATAAAATTTTTGGTTAAATTATCACCTTCTATGGTAATAGTAGCCATAACTATAATTTTCTTTTTCATATTTTATTCCCATGGAAAATGAATCCATTCTGTATTAACAGATCTCTTCAATTTTCTAGTAAAATAATCAACAGTAAAATTCTGTTCGCTATTATAGAATATAGCACAAGTTTTTAAACTATTTATATCAAATCCATTGGCTATAAATTTAAGTATAATCTGTGATAAAGTGATCCCACTGTCGCATATATCATCTACAATGAGAATATTTTTGTCTTTGGATATTTCTTCCACTTCATAGAGTCTAACTTCATTATCTTGACTGTCTCTTAGTTGACAGCTCATCATAATCATGGGCTTATTAAGAGAATGACTTAATTTTATTGCTGGAATTAAACCTCCTCGTTTAACTCCAACTATATAATCGGGAATCCATTCACTGAAATGGATTTGGTCAATAATACTTTTAATATCTTGATCAAATAGATCCCATGTGTATTTTATATTTGAATTCATCTATAAATAGTATATGGTTGATATAGCCATTGTACCACTGGTTCAGAAACAATCCTTTGTGTTTTATGAAATAAGCATCTTTGCTCTACTACATAGTTATTGTACCAGACATAAGGAACAGCACGATATACGATTATTGGTTGCTGTAAAACAACATACGTTGGAGTAACTGGTTGAGATATAGTAGTTGTTTGTGTTTGGATAATAGTATTATTCTGTCCTTGATATGGTATCCAGTTATCTGCAAATGCTAGATTATTAACAAAGAAAATACAAAATAGTAAGATATATTTATACATAATTACATCCCTGTGGGGTAAGTTTGTCGATCTTTTATAATTATAAGGATTTCATTGTGTTTGTCACAACATTCTATTCTATCAGATAAAACATAAACTAACCTAGTTAGTAATTTCTAGAATAGTTTCTGCTAATACTGATCTTCCTACTATCTTGCCTCCTTCATAGGGATCGTTTTCAATAATTCCTGTTGTCCATTGAAATATAATAGAGTTGCAAAGTTTTTTTATTTGTTCTAGTTTTTCTTCATCAGTCATTTTCTACCTCTACTGGAATATATGCTGGTTGTTTAATATTGCAACGTCCAAGAGCAATTCTAACGCCCAGCTTTTTATTATAGTTCTCTTTTTTACTGCAAATAGCGAGTCCCTCGTAATGATCACCAGATGGACTATCAATTACAATTTGAGTTGATCCACCTTTAGTATCTGGATCAATAGGCCCATAACCACGATCACCACTGGGCTTGCTGCCTACTTGCCATTTATAGTAGCCGTTGTAAAGTCGATTATGAAGAACCCTGACCTTATATCCATCATTACGAAGCTGTTGAACTGTCATATTTTCTCCAATATTAGTGTAAACCACAAACTTCCACTGTACGACTGATAATAATAGTATTGTATTCTGACAAAAAACTATTCAGATGATCTTGCTTAATTACCAACTCACCATTACTCTGACCAATAAAATACTTGTCAAGTAAATCTTGAACTTTTTGTTGAACTGTTGGACTCATAAACTTTCTCCAAAGGATACCCAAGTATACTACAGTATCGGCATTTGTCAATAGTAGCCTTGAGAAAAAAGACACGGGGGCAGTTACGCCCCCGCTCTCGTTTAGATACAAAAAAGATCAACCTTCTGTAATTTTCAACTTTTTAGTTTTAGTATTAGTTTCTGAAGTAGATTTAATCAAATCAAAACTTAGTGTCAAAATACCATCTTTCAAGTTCGCTAATGGTTCTTTTTCACTCAAGTCTGAAGGTAATCGTATAACTCTCCTAAATTCTTGACTGCTCAATTCTTTAATCTGATATTGTTCGTTTTTTGCCAAATAATCCTCATGCAAAAATCCACCAACAGTCAACAATCTTCCTTCACCATCCTCAGACAATTCTACTATTAGATCATCCAACTTAACTCCTGGCACAGTATATTGCAAGATTAATTTATTTTCTGTGCGTATAGCGTCCATCAACGGATAACCTCTCCCCTTTTTACTCAATCCAGTAAAAAAGTCATGACCAAAAATATTATTCATAGCTTGGTCTAACTCTTTACTAACCTCAGAAAATAGATCAACTCTGCGAGGGGCTAAATAGCCGTTTCTAGAAATAGAAAGATTCATAATAAACCTCCATTACAAACTATAGTCATAGTTTAATAGTAAAAATTAGTCCATAAATGGCACTAATCGTTAATCAACACGATTAACACCATAATAATATTATGTCTGCTATATTATGTCAAGCTGGAGGATTGAGTTTTAAGTATTGTCCTTATAAAGACCAATACTCACTCCAGAATCAGCACTTTGATAATACTCTCCCTTACGATATTCTGGGAAATCAACTTCATTAACCCCGAATTCTATTCTAAGATATTCATTAGCATAAACCTCTCCAACAAAATAGTCATCAAAGACTTTAACTTTCTCTATGGTGCTGTTTCTTGCTATAATAAAAACCCATCTCATTTTTTTCTCCAAAAGACAGTTCTTTGTGTAAATTATACCACGTTTAGCTGAAAGGCCAACACGATTTTCGTGAGAGATATTAGAAATTAAAACACTGGATTAATAATTCCATAACCCTGATATTTTCTTATTCCTTTATACTTAGGATTGTTTAAAGATATAGCGTGTAGTTTGAACACTTCTATATAATCTTCAAATGTTTTTAGTCTATATTTTTTATTTTTATTATTATAGCTTAATAGCAACGAAGCACAACCAACAACAAAAGGATTACTCATGCTCGTTCCACTCATACTAGCGTATTTATTTCCTGGAACACATCCAATAATATTATGTCCAGGAGCTAAAAAGTCTAAATCGTCTCCACTACAAGTAAATGAGGTTCTATTCATGTTTTCGTCTATTGCTCCTATAGATATAGTATTTTTATACCTA